AAGAAGGCTTGCAACATGGTCAAAAAGGTCATTCCCTTCAAAAACCACAATGACAAACAACAAACCAAAATCAAAGATTTCTGAAGGAATTGACAAATGGCAAAGAGCAAGACAAATGGTTGAACAACAAAACAAAAAATAAAATGGACATAAAAAAAATATACAATGAAGATTGCTTGAAAGCAATGAAAGAAATGTCAGACAATCAATTTGACTTAGCAATAGTTGATCCACCTTATGGATATGGTAATAAGAAAACCGACATTCTAAACTTTAGGCAAAAAGAACAACATCGAGAATGGAATATAGCACCAAGCAATGAATATTTTATTGAGCTTTTTAGAATTAGCAAAAATCAGATTGTTTGGGGAGGAAATTACTTTCCATATATTTGGCAATTTGGAGGTAGATGTTTTATTTATTGGCACAAAGGAAACCCTGTTCCAAATTTTGCAGATGGCGAACTTGCATGGACTTCATTTGATAGAAATGCACAACAATATAACTATAGATATTACGGAAATTTAGAAGGGAACACTTCTGCAAGAAAAAAGTTTCATCCCACACAAAAACCCATTGCATTATATGAATGGCTATTAATGAACTATGCAAAAGAAGGTGACAAGATTCTTGACACACATCTTGGTTCAGGAAGTATTGCAATTGCTTGTCACAATCTTGGTTTTGACTTGACAGGATATGAACTTGACAAAGAATATTTTGACAGTGCAGTCAAAAGAATCAACAATCATCAATCACAAATTAGAATTTTTTAAAAATGGATAAAACAAAACAAGTTTGGTTTCTATATAAAAACCACAAACAACAATTGACACTTGATTGTGTTGATATTATTTCCAAGGCATTCTTGGAACTTGGTGTCAGGAATGTCACTGCAGAAGATTTTGTGACACTTGCAAACATCTTGGTTGAAGACCTTGCATCCACACCAAAGTTTGCAAAGTTTTATGTTGAAGATGTCAAAGGTGCATTTCACCATGGTGTCAGAAACAATGATGACTTCACACTTTCTGTGAAAGTTTGGTTCAAATGGTTACATCAGTTTGAACCTAAATCAAAGGCAAAGAAAGAAAAACTTGAACAAGCAAAATCACAACAATTGGAATGGGTAGAAAGAACAAAATTGATTGGTGAACATGTCAAAAAATTGAAATCATGATTGAAGGATTTGAAAAATACACACATGAATTGACTGATGTTGAACTTCACAAAGTTCTTCCAATAGTCATCAAAGGATTGTCAAACAAAATTGGAAAACACAATGCAGTGTCAAACAAATTCATTTGTGACACATTGAATGCAAAACAGATGTTTGGAAAATACAAATTGACATCACCAAGAATCAGGAAAATCATCAACCACATCAGAATGACAGGTCTTCTTTTGCATCTTTGCAGTTGTCAAAAAGGGTATTTTGTTGCAAAGACCAAAGATGAATTTTTTGAATATCTTGATGGACTTGGACAAAGGATTGATTCACAACAACAAGTGCATGATGCACTGATTTTTCAATTGAAAAACTTTTCAAAATGTTAAAAATAGGAACAGATTTTTCAGGCATTGGTTCACCTGAAGTTGCATTGAAGAACCTTGGAATTGACATTGAACATGTCTTTGCTTGTGATGTTGACAAATATGCAAAACAATCATATTGTGAAATACACAAACCAAAGATTTTCTTTGATGACATTACAAAAAGGAATCATGGATCGGTTGAACAACTTGACATGTATTTTGCAGGATTTCCATGTCAGGCATTCAGTATTGCAGGAAAAAGAAAAGGTTTTGATGATATTAGAGGAACACTCTTTTTTGACACTGCAGAATTCATCAGAATCAACAGACCAAAAGTCTTTGTTTTGGAAAATGTCAAAGGATTGTTGAATCATGACAAAGGAAACACATATCAAACAATTATTGATGTTTTGTCAAATGGTGGTGGAACTGTGAATTCACAAATGTCATTTGATATGTTTGAAGATGGTCTTGGTTATCATTTGCACACTTGTTTGTTGAACACAAAGGATTTTGGATTGCCACAAAACAGGGAAAGAATTTTCATTGTTGGATTTGATAAATTTGCAGAATTTAGAATTCCAAAAGGTTTTGAATTGAAAACAAAATTGATTGATATATTGCAGGACAACCCTGACAACAAATTCATTCTTTCAGATGTTGCAATTGATTGGTTGAATAAAAATCAAGAATTCAACAAATTTGAAATTTTAAACAATGATAGCATTTGCAAAACTTTGACTGCAGGTTGTGGAAAAATTCAAAACAACAACAATTTCATTGAAGTTCCTGAAAAATATTATTTGAAACAGAAACAAATTGACAAGTTGATTCAATTTAATGATGAATTGTCTGATGTTGTTGCACATTCACTTTTTCCAAGAAGTTCAAAGACAGGAAAAGGTGGTTCAGGTAGTTTGTCAAAGACTGATGGCACTGCATATTGCATTGATGCACAAAACACACAAGCAATTGAAATCAAAAACACAAGAAGAATCAGAAGATTGACACCTTTGGAATGTTGGATGTTGCAAGGTTTTTCAAAAGAAGACTTTGACAAAGCTGCAAATGTTTGTTCAGACACTCAACTTTATAAACAAGCAGGAAATTCAATTTCTGTTCCTGTGATTCAGGCAATAATTAAGAACATCACAGATGCATTGGATAAGTGATAGGAAGTTCACCATTGTTCAAAACAACACCACATGCAATGATTGACCTTTTTGTGAAGTTCTTTGCATAGGCAAGTGCATATTGATTGGAATCAGTCACACCACAACCAACTTGCATTGCAAAATGTCTTGATGTCTTTGTGCAGTGCCATGAAACAGAACATTCTGTGTGAATATGACCTTGCACAACTGATTTCCCCCAATTCACAACCCTATTGTGACAACCTCTTGCACCTGATGAACCTGTTCCATGTGTGTAGATGACACCATCCTGTTCATAAGAATCAACAAATTTCCATGTTGGAACTTCAAGAACTTCTGAAAGACCTTTCAACCATTTCTGAGAAATACCCATTTGAACGGCTTTTCTTGAAATTATTGCATCATGATTTCCAATTGTCACAATAGAATTTGGAAAGGCATCATGCCATGGTTTCAATTGGTCAATTGCCCTGTCAAGTTCTTCACCTGCAGAATAACCATCAGGATGTGTTTCATGAAAGCTTGAATAATGCGAATCAATACAATCACCAATCAGAATGACTTGGTTGCAATTGTTCTTTTCATAGACATCAAGACAGTGTTGAAGATAGGATTCACCATCATTGCATTGACCTTTGATGAATGGTGCATGTAAATCACCCACAATCAACACATTTCTTTGTTCTTTTCTTGAATCCATCACAAGTTGGTGTTCATGTGGTTTCAATCGCATTCTGATTGTGTTTCTGTTTTCTGACATTACTTCTTTATTTTTTGAATTGTTCTTCCAACAAAATATGCACCATATATTGACATCAATAATATTTCATAAACAGGAATGAAATCAGGATTGATTTGAAATTGTCCAAGATTGCCATCAAACACAGAAATGATGACAAATGCCACAGTCATAAAAATCAGTGTTGCAGGTCTGATGTTCTTTGACAACTTATTGTCTGACTGCATGTCTGATTTCCATCTGTCTGTGACCTGAATCTGTGCATTCTTTTCTGCATCATTCAAGATTCTTTCAAGTTCATTTTTGACAATTTGCAGTTCTTCTTTGTTGGTGATTGTAGTGTCCAGAATTCCTTCAGCTTGTTTGAATAATCCACTGAAAAGGTTTGTTAATATGTCCATAAAACTTCAGATGATTTTTTGTTTGTTGAAATGTCACAATGTATGAATGAATCACTGACACCAATTCTTGTGATGCCAACTGACAAAAGTGATTGAATGATTTTGAACCTTTTGTGTGAATCAGTGCAAATGATGTCACATGCTTTTCCTTCAAGATGTGCAGAATTTGGACTTGCTTTGTAACCTTTTGCAATCAATTCTTGGTTGTGTTTTTTAGTTCTGAAACCACTTGAAATGTTCCAAGAAAAATCACAAAGTGACCTTGCAGAATCAATCAATTCAATGAACTTTTTGTCCATGTTTTTTTGTCCTGAACCAACTTCTGAAGGACAATCAAATTCAGAATATTTGAAAAACTTGAATGGTGAATATGACATCTTTTTCTTTTTATTTGATTTTATTTGTTTTATTCAAAATCATTTCTGACACACTTTTCCTTTGTTTTAAGACACTTTTAGTGTTCTTTCACATCAGCACATCAAAAACATGAGAAATGGCAACACAACAATTTCACTTGATAGGAAACAAAGACAAAGTTGATGATTAAAAAAAATCAATTTATTCTTGCACTTATTAAAAAAAATGTGCATTGACAAAATCATTTCTTGTTTTTGAAGTGATACATTTTTTGTATTGTGTATAAAATTGATAATAGCAAAACAATCACTTTCAACATGTTTTCAATGTCTGCAAATGTCACAGTCATCAATGTCATGGAATTAAATCCAAGCACTTCAAAAACATCTTTAATCACTTCTTTTTTGCCCATGTCTTTGATTCTTTTTTTTTCAAAAATGTCTTCAATGCAGATTCATTTTTGTTTTTAATTTTATATTTTGAAAGTGTTTTCTTTTCCATTTACTTCAAATTTGATGGAAGGAAATCATCCAAGGTGATGTTGTTAATTCTTCTTTTTGGTTGCAGTTCCAAATTCATGCCATTGAAATAGTTGTGTCTTGATGGACTGACATCTTCATTTGTGTTCTGTGAATATTGTGGAAACAGGTTGTTGTTGTGGCACAAATAGTCAATCAATCTTTCTGTGTACCATTGAGCAGTGTTTTGGATTTCATCACGCAAGAATTTCAAATCATCCAATGATGCAGGTTGTCCTGTTTCACTTGATTTTCTCATGATGTCCTTGTTCTTGAATTTGAAACCAAGAAAAATGATTGATTCATAAAGTGTCCACTGAACAAGTGCAGGTTGAATGTATGTGTTCACAAGCTTTTCAAAGTTTTCATTTCCTGCATCATCAAGTGTTCCTGCAGAAATAAGACTTTGAAGATGGTCATCCAATTTTGAACCAAGTGCAGTCAAGATATATTTGTCCTGTGCAATTTTGATGTTTGGAATCAACAATTCTGTGTCAACATTTTGGTTGATTGTGGTTGATTCTTTCAACCTGTTTTCTGAAATGTAGAGTACCTGTGTAGCCATGTTTATTTTTTTCCTTTGTTTGGCATGTCAATCGGTCTTGTCTGTGCAACCTTGTCATCAAGAATAACACCTGCAGATTTCAATGCTTTGTTTGTACTGTTTTTATAATATTTAATAAGTGTTTTTGGCAAAAGTTCACCTGCAGGAACATTGATTTTGTTTCCATTTTCATCAATCACATTGAATCCAAGATTTGCATCTTTTGGAACTCTCCTTCGCATGAAAACAACCCTTGACCAACTGTGATGACAATACACACCACCTTTCCACAAAAATATGTTATAGGTGTCTGATCCACCTGCACCAAATCCTTTGTTCAATGGCTTTGATGATAGTGTGTCAATGTCTTCTTTTCTATACACATACCCTTTTGAATTGGAATTGTCAACCATCTTTTTGCAAAACTTCCTTGAATTTGATTTCAATCCACCTTTGTATCTGTACAAAACACGAAACATAAAAGAATCACCAAATGGTGTTGGTTTTCTTTTGTCACCTTTTGGAATGAATGGAATGGATGCAAGTTCAACATTTGACATGTTTTCATCTTCACCTTCTGCATCAAAAACTTCTGATTCATGGATTTCTTCCCATTCATCAACATTCACAACTTGTGCAACTTCATCAAGTCTTTCAAGAAGTTCATCTGCAATGTCATCATTCATGTCATATTGTTCACAGGAACAATCATCACATGAACCATCTTTTTTTTTGCAATCTTCATCCAATTTTACAAGTGAATCATTCCATTTTTCAAGTGACAATTTTGTATTTTCTTGTTCAACTGTTTCATCTTCTTTTGGCAATGGTTCAAATCCAAGTTCTGCACGAATTTCATCCACTGTCAACACCTCTTTCAACACATCTGTTCCAAATCTTGAATTGATTGGTTTCACTTGTTCCACAGACAGATTCACATTCAAATGGTTAGTTGACATCACTGTGTCCACAAAACGCATCAGAACCATCTGAAAAGGTTCAACAACTGTGTTCATGTACAATTCAAATGCTTCTTGCAATTCATTTCTTCCACCAAGTTGACCTTCAGTTTTTACACCAAGAAGTTGTGGTGATGTCACCCTGTGTGAAATGAAAAGATTCTGAATTGTCAATTCATTCAACACAACAAATTGCTTGTCTGCATCACTTTGCTGAATTGGTGTGATGTCAGGTTTTTTGGATGCATCATCTGAAAATGAAATGACCATTGAACCTGCGTTCTGCACACCTTGGAATTTTTGCTTGATAGAACTTTCAATCTGAAATCTTTCTTCCTGTGTTGGAATTCCATTGTTGAAATTCACCCACATTGAAGGTGCAAAACCATTTGCAATGTTGTTCATGTGAAATTCTGCAGTCAATTTGTCTGTCACTATCCATGGAACTGCTGCACGATAATCAGGTGCAGAATATATTTCCTGTCCTGCAGTGTAGATTCCACCATAAAACAATTGTGAAGATTCTGTTCTGTCATTGACATTGAATGCTGCAACAGGTCTTGGTTCAAATTCTGCTTTTCTATATTGTGACCAATCTGCAGAAATCCACCATGTGTCAACCTTTCCTTGTTCATTCACTTTTCCTGCACGACAATGTTCAACAGGTACATGATACAATTCAGCAATTCTTGTTTTGTCTTTTGACCAAATCACATTGACTGCAAATGAACCTTGCAATTTGATGTCATGTGAAAGCTTTGACCAAACATCATGAAGTGATTCATCATTCCTGTTCACCTTATTCATGAAATTTCTTGCTTTTGACAAGGTTTCTGCAGTTTGAATTTCAGTGTTTTCAATAACGAATCCACGACCTGCAATCATTTGTGCAGTTGCATTCACAATTGCTGAATGTGTTGAACTATTGTTGTAGATTTCAATTAAAAATTGTGGGTATTGATTTTTCAAATCACTTGTTCCATATTCAATCCAATCACCCTGACTTGTTTCAGACACTTTTGGTGATGTCATTTCACTGAATTGAACATTCATCAAAGGAATGTTGTTCTTTGTTGTTTTATCTGAAACAACTTTTGTCTTTTTCTTTGCCATTTTATGAATTTATGTGAATGAAATTGTCCACAGTGTTTGTGTGTTCTGTTGTTGTTAGTTCATCAGTGTCCAGAACAGTCAATTTTCCTTGTTCTAACAATGCAACAACACTTGAATCATTGACATCAAGATTTGTTGAATTGTTTTGTTGATATATTTTGTAAGAATAGAAACCTGCAGGTGATATTTTCAAAGTTCCTGTCAATGTTTCTGTTGATGCACCACCTTCTGTGATTCTGATTGAATCAGTTCTTTCACCCAATGTCACAAAAGAAGAACCACTTGCAAAAACAGTCTTTGAAATGGTGTGTTGTTGGTCAGATTCAAAGACACACAACAAATTTGTTGCAGATGACTTCAATTTTTCACTGATAGTCACAACAATTGTGTTTGCTTTTGGTGTTTCAACACCTTGTGAATCAACACTTCTTCTTGTGATGAAAATCATTTCTTGGATTTCTTTTTTGTTGTTGCTTTTTCTTCTGCAACTTCTTCAAAATACTTTCCAAAACCCATTTCACCAAGTGTTTTCATGTCATCTTGTGTCAATTCAGGTGTGTTTTTATACACTCCATTGATGAAGAAAGTCAATCCAACAAATTCCTTTTTAGTCTGCAACATGTCTTTGTTTTCTTTTAAATATAAAAATGAATCTTTTGTTCATTTTTGTCAAGTTTAACCAAAAAAAAAGATGCATTTCTGCACCTTTTCTTGGAATATATTGATAAAACTATGCATTGATATTGATATTTCCAGGTGTTGTCAATCCTTGGAATGGACTGTTGTCCTGTGTCAAGTATCTTGCAGGAATTCTTTCAAATGCAGTGAATGTCATGTCATATCCATTCATGTCACCTTTAGAAACTCCTGTTGCAACACTTCCTGCAGTTAATTCTGCAAGGTTTTCTTCACCTAACAAGAACAGATTGTCATTTGAATCAAATACGAAAATGTACAACCTTGATTGTGCAAGAAGTTTGATTTGTTTTCTGTCTGCTGCAGAAAGTTTGTGAAGTTTGATGTTGACTGATTGTTCAAAAAACACAGTTCCATTTTCAGAACTTGCTTGAATTGTTTCAGTCATTGAACCTGTGTTCACAGGTAGGTCATATTGAAAAACAGTTGTTGCTGCAATGTCAGTGATGATTTCTGTGTCTGAATCAATTGACAATGCACCAAGTGTTTGTGCAAAAAAGATTTTCTTTATTCCACCAACTGCATCTTTGCAATCTAATGCCCTTCCTGATGATAATGCTGTGCAAATTGCCATGTGTTTGGTTTTATTTTGTTAGTAAATAAAGGAACAGGACACAATGCCCTGTTCCATTTTTTTTGATTTATGCTGAAGTTCCGTAGTAAACTACTTGTGAACCATCTGCAACTTGACCACCTGCACTGAATTTTGCAACAAATCTAACATTTGAAGAACCATCAATTTGATTCATTGGTAAAATTGTCAATTGTGTCATGTCACTGAATAAGTCAGTTCCAAAGAAAACATTTGATTCCCTTGCAGCAACCATTCTGTTGTCTGCTAAGCCCGGTGCATGTACTAAATTGATACCTTCAAAGTTTAAAGGTGCAGCACCAACATGGTATTGGTTTAAGTAACCAAGATTTGCCATTTTTTCAATGTACAAACGCATGATTTTTGTTGAAATGTAGATGTTCAAATCTGCTGATCCATAAACTGCATCAGGAATTGCATTTTTCACTTTGTTCAATTCTGTCAATACATTTGAGATTGTTACAGTTGTTGGAACTATGTCAATCACATCTGTGTTTGTTGCAAGAACACCTGTTGTGTCTGTTGCAAGACCTTGGAAACCACCACCTGATGCAACACCATTCCAAAAGTTTGTTTCAACATGGTCTGCAATTGTTTCGCCTAAATAACCAATCACAAATTGTTCAAAATCTTGTGGAATTGTTTGGTTGTTTCTTCCTGCCCTCATTTTTGCAGCCAACCAATCTTCTGACATTGTATCTGAACAAAGGTCAATGTTGATTTTTAATGCAGTAGGTGATAGAACTGATTCAGTCAGTGTCAATGTTCCTGCATTTGTGAAATCACAATCTGCTGCAGTCACAAGACCTGCACCTGCCACTTTGTTTAATACTCTTTTGAATTTAATATTTTCTAATACAGTAACACTGTCAAGAGATGCTGCTGAAAGTAATGCAGTACCTATGTACTGACCTGCAGATTCTCCTGCATAAGTTGAACTTGTAATGACTAATCCTGCCATGATATTTTTTTTTTAGTTAGTTAATTTATTTATTGATATTTGATAAATTCCAAGAAACCCTTTCTTTGGTTGTCATGTTTGACCATTCCATTTTTGAAGGTTTGTTGTTGTTCATTTTCACATTTGATTTTTTTGCAAACTTTGATGTTTTGATTGGTTCTGCAGATGGTTCTGCACTCAATTCAACAACTTGTTTTGCAAGTTCTTCTTTTTCTTTTTCTACTGACTCAACTTGATATTCCAAACCAAGCTTTTCAGACTGCATTGAATCAAATTCAGAACGCAAGTTTTCAAGGTCTTTCTTCACTTCTTCAAGAAGTTCTTTCATAACCATTCCAACTGCATCAAGAATTTCAGAATTTTCTGACATTGCAACTTCTTCTGAATCTTCTTCTGCATCAACTTCTTCTTCTGTTGCATCTTCTTCAGTCACTTCATCAATTTCTTCTGATGGATTGTATTCAAGAACAACACCTTCAGAATCAACACTGAATTCACCACCATCTTCCAAAATGTAATTTCCCTCTGCTAATGGAAAAACTGAACCATCTTCTGCAACAACATTGATGACAATACCTGTTGCCATTTCTTCTGCATCTGATGAAATGATTGTTCCATCTTCAAGTCTTGCTTGTAGCATCAAAGTCACTTCTTCAGTGTTTTCTTCAATTCCAAGCATCATTTTTAATCTGTCTTTCAAATCCATGATTTTGCTTTTTCTTTTAAATATAAATTGATTTATTTTGTTTTGTTTTCTTCTTGTTTGATGATTTTTTCTGCCCACCTCAACATGACATCACCACCCCAAAGTGAAAATGATATTGTTCCACAATCATCCCAATTTCCAGAATCATAAGTCTTTGCCCTTTTTAAATAGGAATATACCCTTTTCACAGTTTTGAATGAAATCGGTTTTCTTGCAACCAATTGTGATGCTCGAATTTTTCCAACTTGTGTTGCACACTTGTTTCCTCTTTCTTCATTTTCCATCATTCCTTTTTCTGCATTTGCTGATGCACCTTTTGGATAATTTGTGTAGGATGCAAATTCATGTTTTTCCATCAAGATGTCTTTCATTTCTTCTTCTTCAATCAATTCAACCAATGCATCAAGAACTTCATGGTCTGTGCATGGCATGAAGACTTCTGATCCATCATCAAGAATGTGTGAATGGAATCCATCACAACCAATTGTCTTTGCATATTCAATTGCAGATTCTTTGGTGTCAAATATTGGAAAACCATCCATTTCACCAATCTGTTCCATCTTTTCACTTGACATCTTTTGCATCTTGTCAACAAAGAAACCTTCAATTGATAGACCTTTCAAAACACCATCTTTGATGCCTTGAATCACTTCATCATTTTCAATCTTCATTGCAACCATCCATGTGCCTTCAGGAACATCAAAACCATATTTTGTTGACTTGTCATTTTCCTTGTCTTCAACAATCCAGGATTCCACTGTGAAAACACCTGAAACCTTTGATTCATGTTGAATTGTTGCATTGTGGTTGTTCTGATATTTCAAGTAAGAATGTGCAGATTTTCTAACAGTTTCTTTTGAGAAATACACATAATATTCTTGACCATCTTGACCAACTCTGAAAATCTGTTTGTTTGGAATCAATGCAGGTGAAACCAACATCTGTTGTTCTTCATCTAATTTTGCAAGACAAACATTTGATTTTTTTTGCTTATTGAAATAAAGAAAATCAACCATGATTGCAGGTTCAGTCACAAGACTGATTGCATCAATTGACACATGTTCATTTTCTTCATCAATTACTAATTCAACAATTTTGAATGGTTTTTTGTCCATGATTATTTTCTTTTAAATATATTTTTGATTAGAATGTTGCTTTTCTTCTTATTGATGCAAGTTGATTTTGTGAATTTGTCATTTCATCAGTCACAACAAATGTCTTGACAGGTGACATGAATGCACTTGCATTTGTTGGAATAGATGAACCACCTGCAACACCACCCCTTGCAAATCCAACACCACCACCTGCAACATTCATTGCAGACAATAATGGTTGAAACATTGATGTTGACCTTGCATTGATTACTGATTCACCTTTTGAAAGTCTTGCAGACACTGAATCTGATGTTCCTGATCCATAACCACCAACCATTCCACCACTTGCAAATGCAGGTTCTGATGAAAGCAATTCTTTTGCTTGGTTGATGTTTCCCATAATTGATGCAAGACCTGTTGCATAAAGTGAAATCTTTGTTGCTGCATAAGTGAATGGTGCTGCAGGTCCCGTTGCTGCTGCAAATTGTGCTGCTGCTATTTCAGAACCTGAAACAAGTGTTGAAATTGCTTTTGCAGTGTCCACACCAATTTGGAAAAATGCAAAATTCCTTTGTGCTTTTGAACCTTCTTTCAATGCATTCTTAACAACATCAAGACCTGTTTTCACTGCATCAAATGTTGCCATTTCAAGTTGTTGTTCTGCCTGTGCAAGTATTGTTGCATCTTGCAACCTTTTTTGTCTGATTGCTTGTCTTTCTGTTTCTGCAGCTTGTTCATCTTTAATTTGTTTTTCAAGTCTTTTTTCTTCTTCTTTTGCTGCATCATCTTTTGCTTTTTGTTCATCTTCAATTGCTTTTAGTCTTGCAGTTTCATCTGCTTTTTCTTTGGTTCTTTGTTCAGTTCTTAAAGTTTCAATTCCTGTTGCAAGTCTTTTTCTTGTGCTGAATGACTGTGTTTGTAAATTTATCAATTCAATTTCTGCCTGTGCAACTGCATCCAAATCTTCTGCCATAGATTGACCAAGACCAACTTCTTCTTGTTTTGCTTTCAGTTTTTCTTCAGCAAGTTTGATTGCATCTGCAGTTGTTTGAAGTTCTAATTTGTTTGCAGTTTCAAGGTGTTTGATTCTTTCTTGAATTGTCAGATTTTCATCTTCTGCAAGAAGTCTTGCTTTTGCAATTTCTTGATTTGTCTTTGCCCTTTCAACACCAAAATCCCTTTCAGCATCTTTAATTCTTTGAAATTCTTTTTCTAATCTTATTGCAGCTTTTGTTTCCTCATTAATTTCTTTTGTTATTCCTTTGAATGTGTCTGCAATATTTTTTTGTTGAATTTCATCAAACCCTGTTGCAACCTGAACAACTGCAGATGCATAGTCTTCAGTTCCTTGTTTGATTTTGTCCATGTCTAAATCAAAAACACCTTGCATCACAGTTCCAAGTGCTGAAAATTGTTTTATCAAACCATTGAATCTATTGACAATATTTTTTTGCAATGCAGTCCACAAGTCTGCAATTGCTTGTTTTGGATTTGAAAATGCATTGACCATCAATTCACCTAATGCAGAAAATCTGTCTGTAATTACACTAACAACTGCACCCATTCCTGCAAGACCTTGTTGCAAAAGTTCTGCACCTTTTTTTGTGTTTGTAAAGTATGAAACAAGTGAACCAATCAAAACAACAAATGCACCAATTCCTGTTGAAATCAATCCAATTTTGATTGATGAAAACAAAGCTTTTGCAGTTGGAATGACTTTTCCAAATGCAGTTTTCACACCACCAAGTGTCAAACCAAATGCACCAAAATTGTCAAGTGATTGTTGTGATTCTTTGTTTAAATCTTCAGTTGATTTTGTTACTTTGTCAAGTGATTGTTTTGCTTTTCCATCATTGACATTTATGATAATGTCTATTTCTTGTTTTTCTGCCATCTTTTTGGTTTTTTGTAGAATTCACCAAGAACAATCTTGTTGTGTTCTGTTTTTAACTTCATTTGTGTCATCATTGCAAGTGAAGATTTCATGACCTTCATCATTGACTGCATTGATTTTCCTAATATTTCAAATTCATTCATATTTTTTTATATATTTTGTTCAATTACTTCACAATGTGCTGTCCATTCAACATCTTCCCTGACACCATTTGCACGAACACGAATTCTAAATTGATTCAATGCAGTCACATCCAATGAAATTGTCCAACTTGAACCATGATTTGAATGTGTTGATACTTCATCTATATCATCAACCCTGATTGCATTTGTTCCTGTTGCAGAACCTGTCACAATATATCTGTGTCTTGTGTATTTTCCATAATCACTTGATGCCTTATCTGAAACAATTCCATGAATATCAACAACAATTGTCAAAAATGAATTCAATTGTCGCAATGGAAACCTTTTTCCATTTTCACCATTCAAAAATATTTCAACCAATGCATCAGACACTTGTGTTCCTTTGTATATGCATTCAGTTTTTTGACAAAGACCATCATTTGCAGTTGTCATTGCAAATGTTCTTGTGTTTGATGCCTTAACAAAACCACCAATTCCTGAAACAAATGAATTTTGAATGTTTGCAGTTGTTTCATCTGTTGTTCTTAATTCATCAACCCTGTTGTTTTTACCAACCACAAGAATGTTTTCAAGATTTTCACCAAGTTTATTTGATTCACCAATCACACCAAGATTTCTTGTGTTTTGTTGTGCAACATTTTTTGTTCCAACAACAAAGGAATTCTTTGTTCCATGTCCAAATCCATTTGTTGATTTTTGTCCTATCACCAAACTGTGACCACCTGACCATGAAAAATGTGACTGACCAACATGATGATGACCATGACCAATGTTTTGTGGTTTCATGTTGCATCTTCCATTTGGTTCACTATACCAAAAATATCCATATTCTTGACAACATTGTTGGTTTGGTTGAACTGCATTTCCTGTTGTTCCATTCACAAAATAAACATCACCATTCAATGCAATTGCAGTTGGAACATCTTCACATTTCTTTCCTTCTTTTCCATTGACAAATTGTGCATTTGTTCCAAGTTTTATCAATTCAACTGTGGACAATTCACCTTTGGTTGTATTGTAGTCAATTTTATTCACTCTGTAAAGTTGATTTTCAAAGAAAATTGTGTCACTGAATTTGAATGTGTAGATGTCAGATGGTTGAAGATTCACTTTTGCTTTCAAAATCCTTGATTGTTTTTCAGTCAATTGTTGAAGTATTTTCAAGTAATACTGATAAAACAAAGTTTTGAAAGGTAACAAACCACCAAGTGATTGTGTCAGGCTTTGACCATAATCAACTTGCAATGTGTCTGAATCAGGTTCTTGGTCATTGAATGGTGCAAAATATCCAATTTCAATATTGTTGAATGCTGCACCATTTTCTGTGTTTGATTGATATGCAGGAATGATTCTTTGACCATTGTCAAAAAGAATCCTTGGTTTGTTTTCAATGTTTATGAATTCACCTTCCTTTTTTCCATAAATACATGGTAACAATTCACCTGAAACAAGTTGCATGAATGTTGGTGCAAAAAGAACATTTTCATGAACTTCAATTTCTTCTGAAATCACATCAAAATTGTGTCTTTTTATGTGTTCACCATATTCTTTTGGATTCTCTGATTTGTATGCATCAAGATTGAAATCTTTGTCATCATGCTGCATCTTGAATCTGTATTCCCTTGCAACTTCATGTGGCATGATTGTCATTTCTTTGACATCCATTTTTTCTGTCCAGTCAAGTGTTTGACCACTTCCATAGTAATCAGATGCAGGTTCAATTTTCAAATGACTTGAATTTGATTCATCAGGAATCATCACAAGATTGAACATTTGTGTCAAACCCTTAATCAAGTCAAATTGCTTGATTGATGTTCTTGATTGTATTGTTGAAGGAACAAAGATTTCACCACCATTCACCCTGAATTGTGTTCTTAACAATCCAATTGTATAGTTTGAATCATTTCCTTGTCCATATCTTCTGATTTTTATCTGTATTGTTTCACCTTGATTCAATGTGAACACTGCAGAAAAACCCATTGACAAAGATATTGGAAATTGATAGTTTGTTCCATCAGGTTCAGTGAATGAATGAAGTTGAAATGGTGTTGATTGTTGGAAAAATTGACTTGGCAAACATCCATCAACTGTTGAATTGTGAATCATTTGCACTTCAATTGTGTTTTGCAAGTCTTGAATTGCTTGAACATATCCATTCACATTGACTTTCACTTGTTGATTATCTTCTGTTGCAGTGTAAGTGTCAGTTGTCAAACTGAAGAAGTCTGATGTGTTGTTTTGTGAACCTTGCAATTGTTCAATTGAATTGAAATCAACAACTGCAGAAACATTTGATGCAGGAATTGTCTGTCCTGAATTGTCTGTTGTGACTACTGTGTCAACCTTGAAAAGACCTTGGTCATTTTCACCACCACCCCACATCAAAAAGTCTTCACCAAAATTCCAATCCATGTACAACTTTGAAAACTTTGTTGAATTCAAGAATGTTGATGTGTATGAAAAACCTGCATCTGAAAATATCTTGTCAAAAAGATACTTTATTTTTACCCATGGTCGAAATGCATCACTGAAATTGTTCAGAAATATGTTTGAAATGTTTCCATCAAAGTCACCGATCCAATTGACCATTGGATATTTGAAAACATCTGTTGTTGTTCCATCTAACAATTCAAGGTTTCCATTGATTGATGCAACAATGTTTGCTTTTGTGTAATTGTGAGCAAAACCACCCCATCCCAAATCACCAATTGTTTTGCCTTCAATACTTGTTTTTAAATCTGCAAGTTCTTCAAAAAGTGTGACATTATAAATTGAATGATTGTCTTTTAAAACCACATCATCAATTTTCAAGAAACCATTGAACACTTCAACACCTTCTGCAATTAAAATTGCTTTTGCTTTTTCATAAGGATTCCAATTTCCTGCATCATCCAATGAATAAAAATGCTCAAAAAATTGATTGTTGTTTTTTGATGATGGCAAAGAAAAACTTTTTGAATATCCTGAATTTTTGGAATCAATGTTTCTGATGTCATCAATTTCTTTTGTCACAACAATTTCTTCATCATTGAAAAGGTCAAGTTCATATTGATTGACTTCAACAATTGAAATTGAATCAAGAAAAATGTCAACATTGTTTCCTTGAAATTGTGCATTTGCATTCAGTCTGAAAAGAATTGTTGCATCATTTTGTGTGCTTTGAAAATACACAACATTTGTTCCAATTTCACAAGGTGCATTGACCAATGGTGTTGCCATGCCACCTGTGATTGTGATGGATGGTGTTGGTGAACCACTTGGAAAGATTTTTGTGATGTTATATTCAACCCTGTACACATTGCCACTGATGGTTGGCATTTGTTGTTGAATCCATGAAGTTGCTGCAGTTTGACCATCAAATTTGATGACTGTGTCCAGGACACCTGTGATTGGATTTGCAAGTGATGAACAAATTGGAATCTGATTTCCTGATGATGACAATGGTGTCCATGAATCAAGACAATTGACAAATGTTCCATCATTCACAACATTTGCAGTTGTGTGTTGTTTGTATGCAATTAGTCTGTTCATTTTTATCCGTTTTGAATTCTATATTTGTGACTAAATTTGACATCCAATTCATATTGGAAAACCTTGTCATTCTTTTGATTGTATTCAATAAAGTTTGTTGATTCTACATTGACAGGAAAAACATCTTCACCTTCCAACATCCACACCATTGGTGAAAGAAAACATTCACGCATCATTTCAACTTCATTGTCAGAAATCCAATCTGTCTGCAGCTTTAATACTTCAAACGCATCAACATTCAAATCTTGAATTCCTCTTTCACCTTGCTGATAAAGATATGATGCAGATTGCCATGTTCCAACTGTTTTCATGAATGTTTGTCTTTCAATATTGAATGACTTTTCATTTTTCATTGTAAAATTGTAATAGTCAAAACCACCAAGTGAATTCAACCATCCAAGTCTGTATTGTTTGAATCTTTCTGTGTCTGCATTGCAATTGTCAATTTCAAATGTGTACAATTGTGACTTTCCTTGACCACCTTGCACCATTTGGATTGTATAATAGGTAGCATCTGCAGGAATTGTCTGTCCTGAATTTGTGATGTTCTGTGTTCCACAACCAACAAACAAAAGGTTTTCATCACTATTGTAAGCACTTGAATTGTAAGGTGAACCACCATTTGCATCATTGTTGACTTGTTGGAAAAACAAAACTTGTGAACCTGCTGCATTGTAAAATCTGAAATTGATTCTGTCTGACAATGATGTTGTTCCACTTCTGTTCAATCCATTGAAAAATGCCAATGTGTGATATTGATTCAAACTGATTTTTCTTTTGACACTTCCATCAATAATTGACAAAAATTGGTCTGTTCCTGCAACCATGAAATAATTGTTATCAATTACATTGTTTGATTGCAAGTCCTTAAATTGCCAAATTGCAGAATTGAAAACTTGAAATTTGTCACCTGAAATTGATGGATTTCCAACTGCACCTGCACCATTGTAAATGATAGGTGATGCACCTGAATTTGCTTGATACATTTCACCAAACTTCACTTCAAATTCAACCATCACTTCATTGTTCCTTGAATATTGGTCAATTTGATGGATTGAATGAAGTTCAACATTTGAATGAACACCATTTTTTGATGATGAACCACTTGTTTGTCCATTGTCAAAACCATTAATTTGTTGACTAACATAATCTTGCAGAACATTTGACACATCAACAACACCTTTGTTTTGACTATTTGGTGAAAACATCAAACGAACTTTGAAAACTTCATTGATGTAAACATCTGCAACATATCTGAAATTTATGTTTGCAGTAAGTGTTGAAGAAACAACGAAAACTGCAGGTGCAAATGCAGGTGCAACAAAATGATTTGAAACAATTTGTTGTCTTGAATATGCTTTTTGATTGACTGTAATTGCCATTTTTTTATTTTTTTGTTTTTGTTTTGTTCATTTGTTCCAAGAAATCAATTGAATCACTAACATAAGCAAGTGCAACTTCCTTTGTCAAGCCACTTTTGGCAACTTCTAAAGGATTAGAAAAAAAGAATGATGGCTTGACACCATACAGATATATGGATCGCTGAATCAAAAATCGCAATGACTTTCTTGAAACAAATCTTCCTTGTTCATCACGAATTCCTGCAAGACCTTTTTTCACAATCCATTTGTCAAGTGATGCAGTGAATAATTTCCATGTATCACTTGCAGAACCACTTCCAAATCTATATGGTGAATTTGGTGCTTTTGCAGAACTGAATTTTCCTTGCATTCCTTGGTCAACAAATCTTGCATAATTAGAACCTTGAAATTCAAGTGTAAGACCACCATTTTGATTTTTGGTGATAGTGTACCCAAGTGACTGTGAAAGTTCACCTGAAGTGTTCTTTCCTTGTCTTTTCAATTCGCTTTGTGCATCTTTGATGACTTTCTTTGCGAATAAATTCAAAACCTTTTCTGTCCTAATTAATGCCTTCACTATATATATATTAATCTTATCATTATTACCATTATTGTATGTGTCAAATTGATGTCATTTTGTTGTCAAATTGATGTCAAGTGTTTGACATAACTCATTGACAATCAATCAATCAATTGGAACAACACAAGCGTTTGCACTGTAATCAACTGAAATTGAAAAATCACCAACCCATCCTGAAACCCTTGTGTCAAACCTTTCTGTGAATGGATTGCAAGAAACATTTTCACTGATTCTGTAGTCTTGTGAATCAATTGTGAATGATGGTGATGCACTTGTCACACCATTTTTCCACACTGCAATGAAATCTTGAATGTACTGCAGACAGTCTGACAACACTTCATCTTCATTTGATTCATCAGGTTCAACCAAATCCATTGCAATCAACTTGAATGAATATGTCAATTCATGTTTTGAAATTGATGCCTGTTCTGTGATAAGATGGACTTGTGGAAAGACCACAGTGTTTGCATCCACTTCAAAAATATCACCATGTGTGAATGTCTTGACTTGTTGATGATTGTCTGCAATCTGTTTCCAAACTGCAAGTATTTGATTGTATGTGATTACACTTGTTGCCATTTCTATTGTTTTATTGTTTCAATATCTTTTTGGAATGAAAGCCATGTCAAACATTCTGTCAATGGTCTTTCAATTACATTTTCTAATTTCAAAAATTCACCACCTGTCAATTTGTAAAGGATTGCATACCATCCCCACTTTTGTCCAAAACTTTCTTCATCTGTTTTGATTCCTTTTTCTTGTTTTGTTTCTTCAAATAATGGATTGAAGTCAGTGTATATTCTTGACCTAAATTCAAAAAAAAACACAGACATCCATAAATTGAATCAATTGACATTTTGTGTTTGAACAATTCTGTTCTTTCATCACACTTGTCAAAGTCATATTTTTCAACTCTGAATGATTTCTTGTCTTTGTCAACAATAGGTCTGTAAAGGATTGACATCACTTTGTCAAGGTTCTTGAAACCATCTTGAAGGTATGTGTCCAAATCACCAAATTCACCAATGGTGATGTCTGAAAGCTTTGAATTGAATCCATATTCAACACCATCAATTTCAACAATCAAATTCAAATGTTCTGATGGTTTGGATTGTGCAAGTTCCATCAAATGTTTGAACACTTCTTCAACATCTGACTTCTTCAAATCCACAATCTTTTGTGATGGAATTTCAATCAATGATTCAATCAAATGAAACATCAATTGTTGTTCAGTCATTTCATCCATTTCAACTGACATCAATTTCTGATATTGTGCCAATGACACTTGTTTCCAGGTTTCAGGAATTGTGTAATTGAACACCTTGTCATTGTCTGTGATTGTGATTGTCTTCATTTCTTTTTTTTAAATATAAAAATTCAATTTTTAGTTTGTTCCTATTGAACAAAGTATTTTCCAACATTTGGATTCAATTCATAAAACATTCGCATCATCAAACAATCTGCAAAGTCAGGTGACCTTCCAATCAAATCCTTCATTTGGTCTTTTGGAATGATTTGCATCTTTCCATCTTTTTCTATGTCTTTCCTTTTGATGACTGACAATTCATCAACAATCAATTGTTGAATTCTTGAATCAGGACAATTCACAGACAATTCACCTGCATTGATTAAGTCTGCAAGTTTGAAGAAACACTGTGACTTGATGTTGTTGAAGTTTTGGTTCATCAATGGTCTTGCATTATTCACAAATGATTTTGTTCCTTTCAATAGGTCTGAAACACCACCACCAACACCATCTGAATCAATCACAACATTTGAACTTCTGACACTGAATTCATTCATCAAATCCTGAACCAATTGTGCAACCTCAACAACTGATGACTTTTCAAGAACAACAATTTTCTTGACTGATAGGTCTTTCCATAGCATCACCACTGTCTTGTCTGCACCATACCTTGCAACATCACAACTGATGAACATTTCACCACTTGACTTTTCTGTGAAATTGAACATGTGTGAAATTGAATTGAATTCAATCAATGAATCTTTGGTTTCATCAAATTCCCAATCACCAAATAACAACCTTTGTTTTGACACTATGTCCAACTTGTTCAATTGGTCTTTGTAATGTCTTGAAACAAATGGATTGTCATCAACCAATGTCTGAATGAACTTCCTGTGATTTGGAAGATTGTCATCTTTCCATGGTCTGTAAAAATCAGAATATACCCAATTTTTTGCAGGATTGCAAGTCATCAATATCTTTGGAACAAGATTGAATTGGTCAAGTTTGTATCTGATACGACTTGCAAGAACCTGAACACCTTTCTGAACAATCATGTTGCATTCATCAACACATGCAAATGTGATTTCAAGTGAACCAAGTGAATCAAAATTCCTGTCTGATGGATAGAGAAACAAATCTTTCAAAATGATTTCTGATCCATTGTAAAATGAAATGATGTTTGATTGACCATTGAATGTGTAATGTTCACCACTTACCAATCCCCATTGACCACAGACATCAAAAAATGTGTTCAGTGTTGTTTTCTTCAATGTGTCCAATTTAGACCTTCCAATCAAACCCCTGATGCCTTCATATTTCAAACACATTGTGATTGCATATGCACAAAGGATGAATGATTTTCCACCACCTGCACCACCACCAAACAAGACTTCAGTTGTCTTGTCATCATTCAACAAATACCACATACATTCATTCTGTTGTTTTGTCAACTGTGGTTTCATTCAGGTTTTTCAAGTTGGATTTCAATGTTCACATTCTTTCCTTGGTGTTCAATTTCTTGTCTTTCTGAATAACCTCTTGACTTTCCTTTTGTTTTCAAAAAGAACATTGTGCAAATCTTGTCATCATTGTTGATGTGTTCCTGCAGCTTTGATTCTGCATTGTCAAGTAAATCTTCCTGTGCATTGAAAATCTTTTCTGCAAAATCTTGGTCATCATTTTTCCAATTGTAGAATGTCTGTCTTGAAATTCCAATTGCTCTGCAAGTTTCACCAATGTTTGCAGCCTTTTTGCTGAACACTTCAATGAATGTTCCTTTGTCATTTTTTCTCATTTCTTTTCTTTTTTTATAGTGTCCATTTTGTCAAGAATTCACTGTCTTGTGATTGTCATCCAAGTCAATCAATTTCCAAACATCAAGGTCAATTTCTTTGATTTGTTTGTAAATGGATCGGACTTCTTTCAAGACTTCTTGTTTTTCTTTTTTTGAAATGTCAATTCCTGTCACTTTGATGACAAGGTGATGTGCTTGTTCCAAAAGTTTGTGTGTTTCTTCTTTCATTGATTATATATTTTTATAATTTCTTTGATGTATTTTTCCAAACATTGACCACATAAAATGTCACAATGCTTTTCATGAACAATCAATTCACCTTCATCTTCTGCATTGAATTCATATTGACACCAAGAACATTCATGGTCATCTTTGTCATCTATAATTGACCAAGGATTCTGCATTTTTTTCAATTTGAATGTTTTTTTGGTTGTGTTCAAATTCTCGTTTCAAGTCTTCATAGTAGTTTGGAACATGTCCAAAATACAATTGATAGGTGATGTCAGAATTGATGATTTTTGGAATGTCAAAATATTGATTCTCAAATGATTCTTCATTTGTTGTTTCACAATC